CTGCCGCTGATGGCGCGGCGGGAGTGGATGCGCCGGGACACCGACTACTTCGTAGTGCACGGCGACTTCTGCCTGGAGATCAAGGCACTCAATGGCCGCGCCCCGTACTTCGACGAGAGCGGGGAACTGGTCGTATGCGCAGAGGCCGGCGACTCGATTGAGCGCGATCAGGTGGACGCTGAGGCTCAGCCAGATGGTATCTACCGCATCGCCGACACCGACGAGCACGGCTTCAAGGTCATTCCGCGCACGGCGGATATGCCGGAGGGGGCGAAGTATCGCCTCACCTGGATCATGCAGGCGGACGCCGCCGGGGGCGACGTGGAGTATACCGACAGCCTCCCGTTAGCCCTGGAGGCGAACCGTAGCGGCGCCGTGTCTGAGCGCATCGAAGACTACCGGCCGGCAGCACAGGAGAGCGGCGATGCAAGCGATTGAGGCTCGCGTTAGGACCGTCTACTACGCGCCTACTCGCAGGCGGCACTACCTGAGCAAGCAAGCCGCGATCCATGCGGAGGCGGTCGCGCTCATACAGCAACGCCACCCGACCGAGAATCCCGAGCGAGACGAGCGCGGGCGACTGATCAGCGAGGGCTGGCACTGGACAGACATCCCCCGCAGCGACGTGCTGCTGCGCAGGGTCAAGCGGATGGTGAGGCGGCGAATGGAGGAGATCGGCGATGCGTGACGACAAGCTGTGGCCCATCGACACCGATGACGATGTGGAGCGCTTGGCGCGCCACTGCGGCTGGGGCGACAACCGTAGATACATGACGCCCACGGACTATGCGATCTGGTGCGAGCGCATGCGAAAGTTTGCCGCCCTCGCCGCGCTACAGCGGGAGCAGTGGATTCCGGTCAGCGAGAGGCTGCCGGAGAAAGAGCAGTACCCGGTTTTGGTCGCGCATCAAAGCGGCGCTGTCCGAATGGTGTTCGGCATCGAGCCGTTCATAGAAGGCGACTGGATGGGTTACTACGAGCCGACACTACAAGGGCGCTTTCTGCGCGGGATCACCCACTGGATGCCGCTCCCTCCCGCCCCGCAGCCCGAGGAGACCGAAAGTTTCGCTGGCGAAACTGGGCCGGCACGGGATTAGGTGAGCCGCGTGAAAATCACAATGCTGCCCTCGGTCGGATCGCCCGACGTGTCCGGAGCGGAGTTGGTGCTATCTTTGCTGCCAACAATAAGACCACGAGAGACAAATGCGCCGCGCCGCCCTGTACCTACGGTCGTCAAAGGACCGCTCAGACGTATCGATCGACGCCCAACGGAGAGAGCTGACGACGCTGGCCGCTGAGCGCGGCCTGGTGGTCGTGCAGGAATATACCGATGCCGTCGAATCCGCTAAGAGCGAACACCGCCCCGGCTTCCAGGCCCTGCTGCTGGATCTGAAATCCTCCTCCCGCAGCTGGGACACCCTGCTGCTGCTCGATACCTCCCGCCTCTCCCGCCGCCGCTACGTCGCCCAGGTGTTCAAGCACGAGGCGGCGAAGCGGGGCGTCACCATCCTCTACGCCAAGGTGCCGGAGACGGACCCCATCTCTGCCGTGATCCTCGAAGCCGTGTTCGAGGCCATGGACGAAGTGCATAGCCTCATGTCGAAGGAGAAGGGGCTGGCGGGAATGCGTGAGAACATCCGCCAGGGCTATCGCGCCGGCGGCCGGGCGCCGCGCGGCTATCGGCTGCGCCGGGTAACGACGGGCGCGGTGCGAGATGGCGAGGCGGTCAGCAAGAGCGTGCTGGAGCCGTCCGAGGACGCGCCGCTGATAGCTCGCTACCTGAAAGCGCGCGCACAGGGTATGCCGCGCAAGCACGCCGCCGCCGAGGCCGGCTTAACGCTCTCCCCATCCTCGCTGATCGGGATCGAATGGAACGCGCTGACCTACGCCGGTCATACCGTCTGGAACCAGACCAACGAGCGGACGCATGACGGCTACAAGGGCGGCCAGAAGCGCAAGCCGCGATCGGAATGGGTGATTCAGGAGGGCACGCACCCGGCGCTGATCAGCCAGCAGGAAGCCGAAGCACTGCTGACCCGGCTGGAGTCGAGCGATATCGGCAAACGTGTCTCAGAGGCGAAATCCGGCGCTTCTGACTACCTGCTGACTGGGCTGCTTATGGCGCCGGATGGGCGCATGTGGACCGGCTACATGCGCACCGGCTACAAGCTGAAGGCAGCCAAGGGGCAGCCAGGCCGTTACATCCAAGCCCGACCGGTCGATGATGCGGTCGTGCAGCAACTGTTGCGGGATCTGCGCTCGCCGGCGTTCGTGCAGGGGATGGTGGCGAAGGCGCGAGAGCGGGCCGTACTGGACGATCCGGCGGCCGAGCTGCGGCGGGAAGTGACGGGGCTCACCAATCAGATTGACCGAGCAGCTGAGCTTGCCATGCAGCTCGAAGATCCGGCGCCGATGTTGCGCAAGGTCGATGAGCTTGAGAGGCGACGGAAGGCGCTGGCGGATGAGATCGCCCGGATGGAGCGTGAATACTCGCTGCGGGCCGCTCTGGCGTCTGTCACCGAAGAACAGGTCGCGGCCCTGTTGGGCGATCTCGCTGAGGAGATGGTCGGGCACCCGCGCGCAAAGCAGGTGCTCCGCACGTTTGTGGACCGAGTGACCCTCGATCCGCAAACGCTGGCTTGCCAGATCCACTACAAGCTGAGCGTGTCTGACAGCCTAAGTATGGCGTCCCCAGGGGGACGCGACAGTTGGGCTGCCATCGAAGCTCTCAGCCGCCGTTGGAAATTACGAGTGGCGTGACTCTACACGAATTTTGGCGGATGCTCAGCAGGCGGCCGCCTGCCGGCCGCGGAAGCGGCCCGCGCCGTTGCGTGCTGCTTGTCTGCTGCCCATGCAGATGAAGAGAACGCCAACTTTTTCCATTGAATTCCGTTACCTACAGTTAAAATCACCACACCAAAACAGCGGCAGACAGTAGCAGACGCCGACCAACAGAATCAAACACTTGCGCTAGAGTTTCGGAAAGGATTTCCGGCCCCGGGGACATGCCGTGCGACAAACAACAACAATCCTGACCGCAATCGCCCTCCTCCTGACCACCGCCGCCGACGCCCGCGAGCAGCGCCGGCACGAGCCCTACTACGCCGCCCTCTGGTGCGCCGAACAGGGCGGCCGGCCAGAGGTGCGCTTGGCGTCGGGCAACCGGGCGGACTGCATCACCGAAACGCACGCCATCGAGGTCGACTGGGCGCGCAAGTTCCGGCAGGGGATCGGCCAGTCGTTGGACTACGCGCAGGAGACCGGCAAGCGCGCTGGCATCCTGCTGCTGCTGCGGGATGAGCGGGACTATCGGTACTGGATCCGGCTGAACACCGTCATCGAGCACCACCAGCTGCCGATCGATACGTGGTTCCAGCTGGTAGAGGACTAGCCCCCGCTGCACGCGACGCCAGCGTCATCATCAGGGCGCGAGCGGCATTGACACCGAAGCGCCAGGGGTCGGCGACGCCGAGGGCAGCAAGGCAGGCTTCAACGCAGGTCCAGGCGCGCGGGTGGCCGTCGAAGTTGAACAGCAGGTGGCCGCCGAGCCCCAGCACGTCGTAAGGGGCGCCGGCGTGCCGCGCGAACCAGTCCCGTACGGCGGCCGGCGGCGCCAAGGCGCTGCCGATGTCGATCACCTGCCAGCGCGCCGGCGCCAAGCGGATCTCTTTGCAGCGCACCCCGCCGTCTTCGAACGACGCACTGCCGCACCAGCCGATGCCGTTGTGCGATTCGAGCACAATTTCCATGTGGCTGGCCGGCCCACCTTCTTTCAGGCGGACCGCGCGGTTGAAGAGACCCGCCAGCCCCGGCCGGGTGCCGAGATAGAAGGCGACCTGCATCGCTACGGCGCCTGCGCCCTGATCGCGTCGAGCGCGGCGATAAACGGCGCGGCGATCGCGTCGAAGTCGGCGTCATCGCCGGCCGCATCGACCGCGCCCTTGCCGAGCAGCCGCTGCTCACGAATCGCCAGCAGCATCGACGTCCATAGCTGCTCGGTCCGCAGGATGTCGGTGGCAGCCTGCTCCGGCGTCCAATCGCGGGCCTGCGCCCAGGCGGCGATCGACGGCGGCACCGCGTCCGCCGGGGCGCCGGCGGCGATCCAGGCATCCGTTTCCTGCTTCGCGAGCCGGTACTCTTCCTCCACGCCCCAGCCGACCGAGACAAATGCCCGACGGGCGGCGCCGGCGGCAGCGTCGATCGCGTCCTTCGCGGCCTTGCGGCGCTGGTCGGCGGGCAGCGGCGGCACCGGCGCCCACATCGGCAATCCATCCGGCCCGGCAACCCGCTGCATGCCGGCTGGCGGCGGAGCGGAGAACTCGGCGAAAACCTCGCCGGAGACCTCTACCGCATCGGCCGGCCAGGTGCCGGCGGCCTCGTAGTCGGCGCGCAATGATCCAGCGTAAAATGAGTTTGTTGTCGCGCTGTAATGCTTCATTTACTACCTCATCTCCCGAGAGCGATCCAGGTCAGGCCGACAGAGCGTTGGATGGGTTCGTCTTGAGAGACGCGCATTAGAAAGCCCTCTGTATCCACCTGGTTCGCTTGCACATATGCGTTAAACCTCGTGGCCGCCGCTTCTGATGCGGCAATGAGGCCGCCGATTACGCCTAGCACGGCACTGGGAAAGCTGATCGGGAAGTTGACTCGCAGGCTCGCCACGGAGGTATCGGTGAGCTGCACGGTGTGCGCGCCAAACTGCAGGATGAGGCCGCCCGGCAGCTTCTGATAGCCGGGCAGCGCTAGAGACTGGTTCCCGCCTTGAAATGCCGCCGCCAGCGTCGCCGGCGTCAGCACGCGCTCGGCGTCGGTCAGCCCCTGTGCGGTCGCTGCGTCGGCCAGCCTGACCGCGCCAAACTCGCTCTCCGTTGCTTGCGCCGCCAGCTTCAACCAGTGCCCATCATTCGCTCCGCCGGACGGCCGGATGTCGTTGTTGGGGATTGCGCAAATCCAGTTGACGCCATCATCGCGGACAGTTGCGCCGGCTTCGTATGGCACATCTGGCTGCCAATTCAGAGCGCCATTTGCTTCGACCTCTGCAAGGGCCTCATCGACCCGGTTATGCCACCAGTTTTCCCACTTGGCCTCGGGCGGATCTTCGTTGGCGCCGCCGGCCCAGCCCCGCTCAATAAGCGACGTCTGGGGCCTCTCGAACTGCGCCGGATTGCTGGCCCATCGGACCCGGAAACTGTCATTTCTCGCCATCAATGCAATCCTATGTTGGAGTGACATATCTACCCACGCCGTACGGCTGGGCGCTGAATGTTCCCTTGTAGGCAAACGGGTACTCGTTGGTCGCCATCTTGCGGATCTTCACGCCCTGCGGTCGGGGGATAATGTCGAACTCCCGCGCCAGAGCCAGCATGTTCTCGGCAACATTTCCCTCGAACCAGACCGTGGCCATCGTCATGTTCTGGCCGTCGATCACCGTGCAATCGACTCCCAAGATGAAATCGACGGCCCGCTTGACGTCATCGAGCGTCGCCGTGCCGACGTTGCGCATGATCTTTGCCTTGACCAGCACCCTGTACAGGTAGTCAGGCAGCAGGATGGTCGGCATGTCAGTCTCCGGCGCTCGATACGGCGCCGTCCCGTACGGCTGTGCGCCGGGCGTGCCGTTGTAGCCGAACACCTTGAGCGCATCGGTCCGTATCCGCGGCCGCTCGATGCCCGCGATCCGGCCGACGATATCCAGCAGCTGCCCGGAGGCGTTGTCGATATCGAGGATGTCGGCGATGCGCGCGAGCGGCAGCTCAATCTTCGCTTGGGCGATCCTCGGCAGGATCTGCACCCACTCAAGCAGCTTCGGCGAGTTGCGGTACTGCCAGTAGACGCGCGACAGCGCTTTCTTCGAGTGGTCCATCAGATGTACTCCACGATGATCGTGTCCGCACTGAGGACGCCCAGTTGGTTAAAACTCATGGGCAGCGTCGTGGCGCTGATATCGTGTTCGCTCAGGCCGAGCAGAATTTCCTCGACATACCCGCTCTCCCCCACGATTCGGTTAACCGGGGTGTAAAAGCGCCCCGCGGCGACTGCCTCACCGATGCGAATCCCGCGGCGATTGAACCCCTCGACCGGCGCCGTGAACCCGCTGAGCGAGTAATCGATGACCGCTTGCCGGATCCGCTGCTTGTCCTGCTCGGATAGCGATTCGTTGGCGATCTTGATGTGGCAATAGACGGTGATCAGCTCCGGCCGGAAGAAGGTGATGTTGGTCGGCTGCCCCGCTGGCGTCGTGGTGTCGCCGTTCACTTTGTTAGGGAAGGCGGCGTACCGGTTCAGGCCCGCGCCGGGGTTCTTCCGCGAGGCGATGGCCTTCAGCACGTCAGCATCGGCACCGCCGTCGACAAATATCGCTAGCGAGTGGCCGGCCACGCCGTTGGCGTCCGGCGCGTCCTCCTCGTTCTCGTAGATCCGGACCTGCTTGACCCCGTCGACATTGCCGATGGCCGCATACAGGTTGTCGACCTGGTTGGAGCCAGGCAGGGCGACCGATTCATACCGCCGCACCCGGAACGCATCGTCTCCCTCCTCGCTGCGTCCCAAAGACGCCGCGGCCGTGTTGGTCACCGACTGCACGCCGCCGACCGGCGTGGCGATGATCGACAGCGTGCCAACGGCGGCCGGCTCGGGGCCGGGCTTGGTGCAGGTCACGCCGACCGTGGCGGTGCCGTCGCTGATGGTCACGTCGCCATCGGTCGTCCAGATGGTGTCGGTCTGGCTGTTGCGGATCTGCGTGCCGGCCGGGATCAGCGTCCCGTTGGCGCCGGTGAAGGTGACCGTTGCCGTCGACGGGGTCGCCGCCTGGCGGGTCAGCCCCGCGAACTGCGCGATGCGATTCAGCTGCTGGCCGATTGCGGTCAGAGGATCGACGGACTGGTAGGCGTGCAGCACCGCCTCATCGAGATTCGCCAGCAACTCGGCCTCGATGGCGATCCGCAGCCCGTCCGGCGACTCCGGCTCGATGTTCCAGTCCGGATCAATGGCGAGGTGCGCCTGTCTGATCTGCTCCAGGTACTCATTCAGAGTTGTCGCAGTCGCGCCATGCTCATTCACGACAGCCATCAGATGATCTCCTCGTCGAGCGCGACCTGCACCGCCGCGTTGTTGACGTCGAGCACACTCGCCTGCACAGCCAGCCGCCGCTGCGTGCGATCCGAGCCGAGCCGGAACTCGGTGAGCGCCACTACCCCCGGCGCGCTGACGATGCGCCGCTTGAGGGCGATCTCGGCGATGCCCTGCGGCGCCTTGCCGAGGATGTTTTGAAACCAAGGCGTGCCATCGCTGACGTCCAAGAAGTACTCGCCGGCGAACAGCCGCAGACGGTGGTAAATGCCCTGCGCCGTGGCAGCCGGACCGCGCTTGAACTGCATCCCTGACGTGACGATGTCGCCGTCCTCGAAACTGCGGATCACTGCGGGTCTCCTGTGACGCTGTTGCCGGCCCCGCTCGTCCACGAGTACGGGTGCTTGTGGTCTTTACCGACATTCACGCCGGCGTTGGTCATGGCGCCGGCGACCGCTAGGCTGCTGCTCGCGGTGATCGGCGCGTTGATGGTCAGGGCGCCGGACTGGATCAGGTGCGCCGTGCTGATCTCTTCGATGCTGTCGGCCTCGATCGTCAGCGCCCCGGTTTTGATGGCGATCGCCCCCGGGGTCAGATGAATGAACGTCTCGCCGGCGTAGTCCGACAGGCCGACGCCCTCGTTCTTGAAGCCCGGGATCTTCCCCGGCCGCGAGCGCACGCCGGGCACGAAGAAGGCATCAGCCGCCGCGAACATGCGCGTGTCGTGCGGTGCCACCGGGCCGCCCTGCTCCAGCCACGTGTCGATCGCCCGCTGACTGAAATGGATCAGGCCCTCGGTGCCGGGGGTGATCTCGTGCCAGAAGTACCAGCTGTCGTTACCCGGGAAGTGCACCGGCACCCGCTCAATCGGCGGG